CCACACCGTGTTAGGAGCGAGATAATCCGTGCCAGCAGAGGCTGCCGATACAAGACCCGCACCATCAGCTTTGAGGATACCACTTGCGTTCGTTCGCACGGTTGCATTGTTGATGGTCAAGGAATTGATAATAGCATCGCCAACAAAACCATCCGATGTGATTTTAGCCTTGCTTGACCAATACGCAATCGCGGTTCTATCTTCCGCCATACAGAATGACGCCATCCCTGCGATCAGCAGGAACACAAGCGCCTTTTTGTAAGGACCGCTCCCAATGCGGCCGTCGCCGTCAATGTCTGCGCCCATTTTTTCCTCCAGCCAGTCCTTCATCTTGCGAACCGTGTAGGCGATACTGGCAACTTGTTTCTCAAGTTTGCCGTCACTCTTGACTTCCTTTTTCTCCTGCACTTTTTCTTCACTCATCTTCATTCTCCCTTTTTCGGGGTAGGCTGGTCCGGCTTCAGCCGGACCAGCCCTCCATTTGGTTATACTGTCACTCGAACATTGGTTACGGCGCGCCATCGGTGCCGTAAATCTGATACCAGTCATACGGGGCATGACTGCACCGCATGGTGATCGTCCACGACCGCGAATCGCTACGGATGATGTCTTCCGGTTTCACCGTGGGACTCCGCCGCATGTAGAACCGAATCGGCTTCTGATCGGTCACCAAAAACCACGCCAGCGGGTCAGTCAGGTAATGACCGATTTCGTAGGTCAAGCCCTTTGACCGAATGGCATTGGTTTCGTTGGTGGACTTATAGGGCGTTTCGATGGACTTCAGGATTTCGATGGCCACACGTTCGTTGGCCGCCGCAATGATGAGCCGTTTCGGAATCGCCATGACCGGGTTGCCTTCGTGGTCGTCCAGACCGGCGAAGTTATTGACACCCGCCCACAAGGAATCCGCGCCAAGCGTCACGTCAGTTGCCGGACGATTCGCCTGCGCCGCTCCGCCTGCACCCGTAAAGGTGGCATGGGAAGTGGCACACAGCGTTTCGTTCGCCGTATCCGACGCGCCAACCGTGCTGACCGTGAACGCGCTGTTGAGGTCATACGCGCCCTGGGTCTCGATGCGGTGTTTCATCGCCGTGCCCATCTTGCCGGCAGAACTTTCCACAACGGGGAACAGTTCGTCCTCAAGACATTCTTGCGAGGCGATCAGCGTGAAGCCATACTTAACATGAGTCCAAGTCCGAACCGGCCCAGACTTGAAGCTGGTTTCCGGCGAGGTCTCGTATTCACCCAGCACCGCAGGCATGGGAAGTTCGCCGTAGAGCGCGACTTTCTCATACTGCTTGGTTGAACTCTGCTTGTCACACCACTTGGTGTATTCCTCCGGGTAGAGACCCAGATAGTCGTAGAACGCTTTACTGATGCGAGCATCAAAAAGGTTCGCCATATTTGCGCTTAGAATAGCCATACCTTATTTCCTTCTTTTTGTTTGTTACTGCAATACGTTAGCTTGCATACCGCCGACGAACCTGAAGATAACACGAGGATTCGTGTCACCAACCGGGTCAATGAGTCCAACTACTTCCACCTTTTTAGTGGTTTCGTCAGCCACATCAATATACCAGTTGTTTCCAGAAGCAATCAGCGAATACGCGGTCCCGATTTCCGTGCCAAGCAGGACATAATCAGTCGTATTATTGATCAACGACCCCTCAAAAAGGGTATAATCGTTGGCCTCGTAATACGGGACTGCGGCGCCTGTAGTCCCGGTGGCGTCCTTAACCGCGATACCTATGATCTTGGCAGTATCGGATCCCCCCGCCCAGATTTCGATCTCTTTGGACGTGCCGTCACGCACCAGCGGGGCGCCGGCCTTATAGGTCTGGCTGGCTTCCTCGCCTGGCGCACGCTCCGTAATCATGCCGTCTTTGCCATCGTGTTTATAGATGGAAAGAGTGCGCATTACTCTTGTCGTAGCCATATTTTATTCTCCGTTTGTTTGTTTCAGACACATGCCGTTCTTTTGCGGGCAACAAACAGAACAGCCTAACAGGGCATCAACCACGCATCGGGCAATGCGTTCCAGTTCACATTAAGACTGCAATACACGCGCTTGCATTGAGCCGATGAATCGGACAATGACTCGCGGGTTAATATCGCTGACCGGGTCAATCAAGCCGACAACCACAACTTTCTTCTGCGTGGTATTGGAAATATCCACATACCAGTTATCGCCGGAATCAATCAGCCCGTATGCCGTGCCGATCTCTGTTCCGAGCAAGGTATAGGCATTCGTGCCGTTAATCAGCGACCCCTCGAACAGATTGTAGTCATTGGCCTCGTAATACGGAACTGCGGCGCCGGTAGTCCCGGTGGCATCCTTAGCGGCAATGCCGATAACCAGTCCGGTATCCGCACCGCCGGTCGCCAAAGCCTCGATCGTTCCGCTCGTATATTCCAACGGCGCACCGGCTTTGTAGTCCTGGCTGGCGGCCTCGCCGACTTTGCTGGCTTGGTCCACCACCACGCCTTCTTTGCCTTCCTGCCGATAAATAGACAGGGTTTTTAACACACGTGTCGTAGCCATAATTATTCCTCCAAACTTTCGCGTTTTGTCGTTTCGTCACCTTCCGGTTTCACCAACACGCCTTGTCCACTCATCTTGCGGGCATCATTTTGAGCGGCTTGGCGAGCGTCAACATGGCGACTGCGCGCTTGTTGCGCTTGCTCACGGGCTTCATACAGTTCTTTAGGGCAACACATCAGAATACGATTCCCGCGCACTTTGGTTTGGCCGGTGGTGTCCTGCACGGCGGCGAACGGGTCTCCCATAATGCGTTCGCTCCCCGTTGCGGGCACATATCCCTTTTGCGCAAAGTCGTTCATTTCAATATCGTCGTCCTTGCGCGCCCAGTGATAATGTTTCGCCGGGTCTGCGCCGGTGAAGCGCGTAAAGTCATTTGACGGCTTTATGTATTCATAAGTCACCGATGCTTTAACGACATTATCCTTTTTAATCCAATTTGGGTTGCCGCGTTTCTTCGGGGCTTCTGCGGTTTCGGTCATGGCGTTTGTATTTTCATTCATGGTTATATATCCTTTTTTTATCGTGATTGCGCGAGTTTGCGTTCATACATTTCCCTGGCTCTATCAGGGTTAGCCCAATTCAACAATTCTTGTTTTGACGCAAACCTACCAGTTGCTTGTTTCACAACTTCAGGATCATTTACCCATGACGGTATTCGTTCCCTGCTTCCAGCCGAAATACTGCCGCCTACAACGCCGGCCAAGTTTGTTTCCCTGCTAACGCGATTGCGCACGTCCGTATCCTTTTTGGCGGCGTTCACGTTTCGCAAGTTGATGAACTCGACTTTGCGTTCATAAGACAACCCTTTGAGGTCTGGACATTCGGCGTCCAGCTTTTCTATTTCCTGCAAAACCTTGCTCGATTCGGGATTCAGCGCGAGCATCTTTTTGAATGCCCGTTCCTCTGCGGCTGCTATCCTTTGCTCATCCGCTTGATCTCTTAGAGACAGGTCGTAGGCAAAGTCTCGAATAATTTTTTCTACGCCTGCCTCTGGATCATCCCGAAACTTTGTTTTTATATCGCCAATGTAATCATCAAGCGTTTTCTGCGGTCGCGCCGTTGTTTCCGCTGTTTTCTCCACATTGCGCGTGCGGCTGATATACTCCTGATTATCTTTCAGCCTTTTTTCAAGCTGTTCCTTTTCGGCTTTTAGGGCTTCCGCCTGTTTCAACACCTCCGCATGTTCGGCTTTTATGCGTTCGACTTCGGTTGCCGGATCATCGGGTAATGTCGGCTGTTCTTGTTCGGGCGTTTCGTTCGTTTCGGGCGTTTGGGCATCGGCGGCGGGCAAGCCGTCTTTCTTTTCTTCGCTCATTGCGTTCTCCTTTTATCCCGTGGGCGCGGGAGGTTCGGCCGAGATGGGCAGTCCGGCGTTTTGCGATCCTAACTCTCCTGCTATCATTTCTCCTTGTGTATCTCCTGATAAAGGCGCGGAGGCCGTCTGCCCCGCCGATTGCCCGTTCGGGAATGGAACAGACGTGCCCCCCGCCATAGATTGTTCCGCACGTTGCATCTGCTGTGTCTTGGAAATATGTTGAACCATTAAGTTGGTGTTTGGATTCTTTTCGCGTTGCGCTTGCCACAGTGCTTGTGAATGGATGGGAATATGAACGTCGTGCATCTCGCCAGTTTCAGGTTCATCCCATTGCCCGTATTGCAACATCTCATTGTTTTCCCACAATGCGGCCTTGATAGCCTGATCCTTTGCGGGAACCTTCACAAACTCTGATGGATTTTCCACGCCCATAGCCTGCGCCAGACGCAACATTAGCTTTGACCGCGCATCGGCATCTTGCGTCAATCCCAGCAACTGCAAAAGGTTTTGGATGTTCGTCGCCTTGTCCATAGCTTCTGACACGCCCTTGAGTTCCACGGTATAAATATCTGCAAGGTCGAATTGAAACTCTGCTCCAATAAGTCCAATCTGGTCAACGATGTCATCCAGCGTCATAAACGTATGGATGTATTGCGCGAACCTACGCATATACTCACCAATAAGTTCATCCTCTATGCTCGCCATATCGCTGTATATCGGCGTGGTGGCCGATGCTTTGGCTGACATAAACTCGCTGGCACTTGTCCGTCCACCCATTGCCACGCCCATGACGGCATCCGTGGTATTCATTATCTCGCGTATCTTCTGCTCAAAATACTGGATGCTCGCCATGACCGTGCCGGTCATGTCGGCAATCTGGAGTTCCATCAAGGCCGACCGGACATCACCATCACATTCAATTACATTGGAATGACCAAAAATGTCTTTTCCCAATGTAACGCGCACAGGGTCTATAACAATAGACCGCCGCAGATTCTTCGACCGATTATCAATTAACTGGTTAATGGACGTGCATATCTGGTCATAATATGTTTCGGTTTTTTCACCAAGACTAATATGATACATGCCAACATCATCTTCGGTTTGATGGGCAACGAGAATTGGAATACCACCGGGAAACACGTTCTCCCTTATTTCGATTATCTCGCAGTTTTCAGGTGTGCCCAATATACGGACTCTGCACCGTATTTCCTGCCCGTCAATGTCCCATGTTTTTTCGTCCTTGTTAATCGGCAGATTGATCCAGATATAGAAATGTTGGTAGCGCTCGCTTGTGCGGTCTTGATAATCCTTGCTGGCGTTGTCATATCGGTTCTGCTCTGGAGTTTTCAAATCCGATGACGACGCGTGTTCAATATATTGCGCAAACTTATTTTTCAATCCTTCCTGACCGGGATCGTCTTTAAATAGCTTGATGTTTTTGTTTTTGCTATCCCGTAAAAGTTGTCCCCATGTAATCGGACTATCAACAAACACGCCTGGTTGTAAGTCCATGTCCTCAATGGTTTCGTCAAGCCACACCTTATCAATCGGCAAGAACTCAAATCCTGGCAGGTAATCCTTGACAAACGCCTTTGTTTTGCGATCGCCGCTGAACTTGTCGCGATATACCAAGTCAATAACCTTCTTCTCCCACGGGATGCCGACAAAGCACGTGCCATTCTTGTAGCAATCATGCAGTGCCTTTTTGAGATTGCGCTTGAAGTGAGCGTTTCTCTGCGCCTTACGAAACAAGAGCGTCATTATCTCAGCGTTCTTAGCGCGAATGGTATTGGATACTTCATCGTCAATCGCACCACGGAAGCCGTAGGTATAGTTTTCCGGGTTATCCGTAAAGGTCTTGAACGCCATGCTCTGAAGCTGGTTGACGCTGATATGGAATACGCCCGTGGCTTCATTGGCGCGGTGTTTGGAGTCCAGGCTTGAATCCGGCTTGTTCCGCCACATCTGGTCGTTCTTGTCCCAGATGGTCTCAAGTGCCGATCTGTCGCGGATATTTGAGAAAATACGGCTTATCCGCTTCTTGGTTTCATCAACGATTTCCTGTTCCTCGGCGTAATTCGGGAACAGGTCAAAAAGCGTAACATCGGAGTCCGGCGCCGGGGCATCAACTTCGATGAAAGCGCCATTAGGATCGTCGTTGGCGGGGGCGAGTTGTTGCTCGGACTCCAGTTGGTCGTCGTAAGAACGATGCCGAATAGCGGCTGACCGTGGTGTTTCAGGCATAGCAACCCCTAAAATCGGAGGGGTCTGCCCGGTTGTTGGTTACAAGCCGTAGTGGTTTTTGGGCAACACGCCCCTCTATATAAGGGGGCTGTGGCAAGGCGGGAAAACAGAAAAGGGGGGATTACTATTGATATTATTGACTTTTATAGGCGACTGATTGCCAAGATGTTTTTTTTGGCGCGTTCGATTCTTTCGTGAACCGCCTGATGGCTTATTCCTAATCTAACCGCAATATCGCGTTCGGTTTTGCCGGCAATATGATGAATCATTAAAATCGCTAACGACGGTGTTTTTTCGGCAATAATTGCCAGTCTCTTTATCACACATGCCGCCGTATAATCCGGGATCGGATCAGCCCCGTTTTCGGTTATCAACGCACCACACATCTCACAATGCTTCGCGTCGGGATACGATTCAACAGGTCTGCTCATAACGCGCCTCCATTCCGCATTGCGATGATGTTTTCCTCATCAATCAGCTTGAAGGCGTCTCCGTCTTCAACGCAATTAACGCCCTTGCCGGTCTCAAACCACACGTCGTAATGCGGCTTGACATCGTGGCAGTCCGGGCCAACGCGAATAACGCGCCCCGTCTTTGGCAGTCGTTTTGACTTCGACTTGTCCGAAAGATAAAGGCTTGCAATCTTGGCCGGCAATGGATGCGGCTCAATGAGGACAAACTTGTTTTGCGGTATTATTTGCTCCACGTTTTTCTTAACCAAAAGTTTTGCAAGGATATGTTTGGCATCCGTAATCGCCAGCGCCCTATCCTGAAACCGTAGGATGGTATATTCCTTTAGAAACAGGATTGAATCGCCATTGATATAAGTCGTGGCATCTGGTCCAGACCGTATTACCGTTGCCCGCCAGCCTCGTAGCTGGACATTATCTGGTATGAAGATGCCATCGCTTTCGGATTCAGGTTCGTCGCGGCGGATGAGAACAAGGCCGCGTAGTGGTTTGAAGTTATCTGCGTTTATTATCATTTGCCCTCCTTGTCAATTTCTTTTATTTCCTTGCGTATATCGTCAATCATGTATAGAAAGTTTTTCATGCCGGTAACAGTGCCTTTGAGAACTCCGTTCTGAAATGTGTTTTCTGAAATGTTATTCAATGTATTGGCATCGTGTAACTTATTATGAAAGATTTTTTCCAAGACCTTAAACCCTTGTTCGTTTATCACAAGGCCGATAAGTTCCATGTCTGCAATGTCATATTTCATCAATACCCTCCATGTTTGCTTACGTTTCGCAACTCAATATGTGTCCTTGCAGAATAATCACCTAAGTATCTTGGCGTCTCACAAGACAGGTATTCTACGGCATCAATAAGATGATCGTCTTTATTCCTTTTGGTTTCCTTAGTGTTATGCGTTTCGCTTCCAAAAGCCCTGGTTTCAACAACGCACCGCTCAAACTCCCAAATCATCTTTACGCATTTACGAGAAAAATACATGCGCGGCGCGCCCGGCTTGCCAGTCACCATGTGCTTGCGGTTTGGGTCAATCTTGAGCATTGCCCGCAGGTTTTGCGCCCGCGCTTCCTGGCCGAGCTTCGAACTTTCGCAAACCTTTAATCCTCCAATCTGGAAAAAGAAACTTACCGGTCTTCCGATGCCGCCAGCCGTCTGGAAAGAGTGCCAGTCCAGCCATGTCCGAACATACCGTTGCCTTGTCGGAACCTCGTCATACACATCCCAGTAATTGCCGGTATCCTTGTCGAACATTTTCTTTACGAGTTGCCGCTCGTTGCCGCAATGCGCGATAATCGCCGGCGCGTGGCCTATGGCGTCAAGTCCCGTCTTGTAGTATTCATCAAACATGAATATATCACCAGACGGACTCACCGCCCACATGCCAACTGCCGTAGGATTCTGGTAGCCGTAATCCATGCTCCGGTAACACGTCCAGCCCTTGCCTTTGATGTCGTCCCATGTCCAGTCAACGTAATGGATGTTGCGGTCAATTTCGGGATAGAATAGTCCGCTTACGCTCTGAAACAATCCATAATATCGGGCTTGTCCCTCGCGTATCGCCTGCTGGTCGCCGGATTGTGTTGGTGTTTTTACCCACTGAACATATGCCTTCTTTTTTTCCTCTTTGGAATAAATATGATCGGGCACATCATCAACGGATATACGTGTTCGCAGGACATCATGCCCGCGCGTATTGTGGCCTGTCCATAGGTCATAAAGCCAGCCATTCATCCCGGTATCCGGTCGGCCATCAACCTTGTGCGGCGTGAAGCAGAAATCCCACCAGACACCGCCGCGCGTGCGTCCGCGCTGGTCGAGTTCATTGAAGAACGAAAGTGGCATCTGTTCGTCAGGCAATACTTCCTCGCACTTCACACCGGCGGCCACAGAAGCCTTCTGGTCGTAGGTCAGAAAGATTATCCGGCTTCCGCATTGTAGTGTGATGCGAGCGTTGCGTTCCCAGGCCGGCTCGCGTTCGCCTCCAAGAAATGTCGGGCGATACGCGCCAAGTTCGCTTGCTGGAAACCATTTCTGAATCTCCGGCCAAAGCACGTCACGCAACTGGCCTTTATCGTAGCCCAAAACCACCAGCGTTTTCTTGCCTTGCCATTCGTAAAACTTCACGCCATTCTTGAATATCTGCCAGTCAGGATTACAGGGGACTGTTTTCAACACCTTCTTGACAACGGCCAGGCAGGTTTTACCCACTTGGTTCGGCGAAGCGTTTATGGCGATTGTGTGCTTCCGGTCGTTGAGATAATCAACCGCCGATACCAACTGAAACCCGCAATCGTAGCCCATCCGCGCCGCGCCGTGCGGACAAAAGAACTGAACCTCGCATTCCGCCTTCTTGCGTTCCAGTAATTTTAAGTCGCGCTCTAACTGCGGATTAGATTTTATTAAACTATACGGATAAGATATTTTCTCATGGCCAAGCCAAATCTCATACACCTTTTCTTGGGAATCATCCATTGCTTTTTTCCTTAATTACCGATCTGCCTATAATTCTCAATACTTTATTTGATATTGCTATTTTCATTGGGGTGCTTTCACCTTTTTTATTTACAACGTTGAAAGAAAGGATGCTCTTTTTTTTCATATTGTTTTCTCTAATATACTCGCGCGCGCATTTTTTAATCAACTTGCGCACTTCATTTACCTCCATCCAACTTGCTCCATTTCCATATACTACTTCTTTATGCCAGCCATCAGCATAACCACCACAAATATCTATTGGGTTTGGCCCTATAGACATTGACCAATGTTCATGACGAGACCGAAAATAAAACGGAGTGCCGTTGATTGTGCCTTCGGCCTGCACGGGAAAATGCCCGCCTATACTTCTGATAATGAGACCTTTCATAATTGGAGACCTCCGTTACGGCATTGTTTTCTCCGGTATCTGCGGTTGTTCCACGACTTCCCCTTCTATCGTATCCCCGTCGTCTTCATCTTCGTCTGTCTTCACGGGAACCGGCTTGGCGTGTTGCTTGATTCTGAAAATAAGTTCCATGACGTTTTCGTTTTTCTCGTTTTCTCGCGGCGCGATTTTTTCAGTAGCCAAAGCCGCGCTATCCATCAAGTCTTTGACAAGCCGCCCTTTCTTGTCGTCAGAAACCTTTTCCACGTTCAAGCCCTGCAATGTCTCGATCGCCTTGCGTTCACACATGCCTTGCAAAATCACGTTTCGCGTTATGCTTGCATCCCTCAACTCGTGCCGATAAATACGCCATGCCCGCTTGACGACATCCTTGCCAACACCAAATATCGAGGCAACTTTATCAATCGTGTTTATCGTGCAAAGCAACGCCATCAAGCGCAACTGGGTTTGCCGCCAATCGCGTTCTTTTTTTGCGCCGTAAAAATACTGTTGCATCTCTTTCATGTCCATGAGATGCGCGATGGCGTCGGGGGGCATGTCGTCTATTCGCTTCGGGCGGTTCATCTTTGCGATTGCATTTGTGGGCATGATGATTTCCTTTGCCACGCCTTTTATCGTTAATGCCGGTTTTTGTCAAGTAAAAATATATTATTGACATAATCCAGCGGATTCGCTACAATGCGCGGCAATAAAATGAAATCAGCAGAAATTACGCAAAAACTTGCCGCGATGATGTCCGCTGAAGACCGCAAAGCGTTTGGCGTCTTAACGCCCGATGAATGTCGAGTTAAGCACGAGGCGCAAGAGGAAGCGCCGTTACAACGGCTTTGCGAGCAAGAACTATACCGTCGCGGTATCATGGCGCATCATTTGTCATTCCGGGCACGAGAACAGACGGGATACCCAGACCTGACTTTTGTTATTGCGGGTAAACCATTTGCCGTCGAACTCAAGACCGCCACAGGTAAACTATCGGAAGCCCAGGCGTGGATGCTTGGCCGCATGAAAGAAAACGGTTGGAACTGCCATGTGTGCCGTAGCTTCGAGCAGTTTCAAATAATTTTAGATAATCCTTGACATCTGACAGACATAATGCTATAAGTGTCCATCAAAGGCGGGGTGTGGCTACCCCGAACAGAGCGGAGAATCAAAATGCATAACTCGCCGGCATCAAGACCTTCCTTGGCGAACCTATTGTCCGAACAGGACTATCCGCTCGCGCTACGGGAGAGCCACCTTGGTGCCGGCGTTGCTTAAACACATGGAAGGAGAAATATGCAAACAGTTATCAAAAACCGCTACACGCAGAAAGTCATCGTCGAATCGGAAAAAACATTGATAGAAACCGTCGTTGCAAATAGGGCCGACCTGTGCGGTGCCGACCTGCGCGGTGCCAACCTGTGCGGTGCCGACCTGCGCGGTGCCGACCTGTGCGGTGCCGACCTGCGCGGTGCCGACCTGCGCGATGCCGACCTGTGCGATGCCAACCTGCGCGGTGCCGACCTGCGCGGTGCCGACCTGCGCGGTGCCGACCTGTGCGGCATGATAATAAAAAAAGAACAAATTGACTCGGTGATTCACGAGTTAGACATCATTGTTTTGGAATAAACAGAAAGGGGGCTTGGATGACACCGGAACAGACAAAAGGCGAGTTGTTCTTACACCCAAACCATTGGCTGTTTCACCAACTGGCGCATCCGCGTTGCGATAGCGGGTGCGGATTGGAGATATTCCCGATGACGCCTGTTGAAATGGAGGATTTAGGAAACGGGCAAGTCATGTTTTGGCACAAGGAGTGTTGGGATAAACGCAACGAGCCCGAAGGAGGGCAAGCGGTATGATACCGGACTTTGAGCATCCATGCCGACCTCGCGCAACTCACGCTGGGGATACGAGGGACGAATGACACCATTTTTACCAGTCGGGAAATATGGGCAGGCTGTAAGTGACGATATGGAAAACTGGCGAAGGATATGAACGCGCGAAAAGGCAGACTAAAGCAAAAAACAAACTCACCAGGCATCCGTAATTGGTTGCGAAGATATGTCGTCAAGCGGACGTGCAGAATGTGGAAACGCTACGCGGCATATGAAAAATAATCCTTGACACCGGACGGGATTATGGTAGGATTGGCGGAAAAGGGCGGGGAACCCTTTTGCTGAAGGAAGGACTACATGAGCGTTTTAAGGCGGCTACCGACCATGAATTGCGTTACCGATTGCCCAAACAGGGCTGTCCTTCCGCGCTGTTTATGTCCCC